ACAGCACCATTCAGCTCACCAAACGTTTCAACGGTTCACATGATTCCTGCGTGGGACACAACTATCACAGTTGCTGGAACGACTTACACCTACATTCAGGACGGAACGCTGACCCTTGCTCGCAAGACAGCACCTATCTTCACAATGGGCGCACAGGCTCCATACCAGAACTTTGCTGGTCCTATTGAAGTGACTGGTAAGTTCACCGCCGTAGTCAACTCTTTGACAGACCCTTGGTCAACTGGATCAGGCGCAACTGCATTGACACGAAGCCCACAGGCACTCGTCATTACGTTTACTGACCCTAACGACTCGTCAGGTGGAACTCAATACAGCGTTTCATTCACAATGACACAGGCTCAGTTCCAGAACGTAAAGCGCACACGAGGCAAGGCTTACACCGAAGTAGAGGTAGAGTTTACTGCTAACGCTGACGCTACTGACGCTACAAGTGGTGCTGGTTACTCACCAATTCAAGCCAACATCGTTAACGCAACTTTAACCGCCTACTAAATAACCCAAAGGGGAAACAATGCCAGCAATAAACCTTCCAAACGGACAGTCAGCAATTCTTTTCAATACTGAAGAAATTAGCGAGCGCACAAACCGCATGATTAGCCGAGCATTTATGAAGGCCGCAGGTTCAGCAGCCAAACTAAACAACTTGGGTTTTGATGATTCAAAGCCTGAAACTTGGTCTATCTTTGCCGAAATTAGCGACGAGGACCAAGCAAACTTAGATGGCTATCAGGCAGCTCTTATTGCTGGCATGGTGAAGTCTTGGTCATTAGGCGACCTTCCTACGACTGAATCTGCGCTTGACCTTCCTAAGGCTGTATTTGATGAACTGGCTAACGCTTGTGCTGAGGAATACAACAAGCGACCAGACTTCTCGCCAGACCCTGACCCAAAAGCCCCTACCGCCGACTAGCACGGCTGGAGGCAGCACTTAGAGGCAAAGATTCAGAAGTAGACATAGAGGTTTCAGACTTCTATCGTGAGTACCAATTTCGTAAAACGTTTGGTGGATCACATGACGATTTCCTTAACCAGCCTAGGCACGTTACTGACTGGCTTATTGCTATTAACAACACTATGAACGAGGTTCAGCGTGGCTGAGATTGTAACTGGCATTCCTAACTTTGAGGAATCCCTTGAGGCTATGAAAATTAGTGTTGACGAAGCAGCTCGCAAGTTCGTGCTTCAAGGCGCAGAAGTAATCAAGCGTGAAGCCAAGAAGATGTTTATTACTGGCGCAGACGCAAAGATAACCGAATCATGGCGTTCAGACGCATGGCCTTTACCAACTCGTCGCACCGGCAACCTGATGGCAAGCATCTATTCAGATGGTGCTAAAAAAACAGGTGAAGGAAAATGGGAATCACAGACCGGCCCTCACATTGTTTATGGACGGCGCATTGAACTTGGGTTTCACGGATCAGGTCGTTGGCCGTACTACACGACTCGACCATTCCCATTTATGCAACCTGGTATTGACAACTCAATTCCACAGCTTGACATTCTTTTCAACTCACTCGTAATCGCTGCTCAGGAGGCGTAAAATGTCTGGACTTCTTCCACCAGTAATCGCCACACTTATAGCAGACACCAAAGAGTACATGGCCAAGATGACCGAAGCTCAAGCCAAGATGGGTGAGTTTGGCGCTACTTCTGAAGCATCAGCCGGTTTGTTTGGAATGTCTGCAAGCAGTATCGCTTTAGGTGCTGCTGGTGTTGCCGCAGCCGTTGGTGCTTATGCCGTTGACGCTGCTCTGAAGTTTAACGAGCAAATGGACAAGGTTAGACTGCAAGCAGGTTTAACCAAAGCGCAGACTGACGCACTTAGTAGTTCAATTCTTAACATCTCCGCTACCTTCGGTGTTACTACTGCAGATTTAGCAACTGGCGCTTTAACTATTGAGCAAGCAGGCATTAAAGGCGCTGCTGCAATAACACTTCTTAACAACGCCGCCAAAGCATCTATTATTACAAACGCTTCTGTTGCCGACACAACAAAGGCCATTGTTGCAGCTCAAGCCTTGCAAATTTCTAAAGGTTATGATGTAACGAAACTTACAGGAATACTTGTTAAAGGCTCACAAGATTTTGTAGGTGGTCTTTCTTCCGAAGAAAAAATGTTGTCAGGTCGCATTGGTTTGGCTCTTGCAAATTATGGCCTTAGTCTAAAAGACGTTATAGCAACTGGAGCAGAGTTTACTAAAGTTGGTCTTCCAACAAGAAGCATGATTTCATTTACCACAGGTTTAGGAAACCTTGAAAAACCAACTGTTTCTGCTACTGGTAAATTAACAACTTACTCAAAAACATTAACTCAATTAGGGTTAAATCAACAGAAATTAGTAACAGATTTTCGCAAAGGCGGTCTGGTTGCTTTGTTGAAAGATGTTCAATCAACTGCTGGTGGATCAACTCAAAAATTGTTGCAATTAAACACAGCAATTTTTGGAACCGCTGGTTCTGGTTCTGCTAGTTTACTTGAAAAAACTCTTGCTTCGTTTGTTGATTTTCAAAATAAAATTTCTGGAGCTGGTGGAACATCATTGGCAGCCCAAACGCAAACAGCCTTAATGACCCCTGCACAACAAATAAAAGTCTTTGAGCAATCTCTTAATAAAGCAATGATTAATCTTGGAACCGTAGCGTTGCCTTGGGTTATTACTGGAGTTAAGTTTGCTACTGGTGTTCTTGACACGCTTACTGGTCTTCTTACTGGAAACTACAAAGGAAGAACAGCAGCAACAGGTGGTAAGGGTCAAGCTGTAAAAGACATCTTTGGTGGAATTGTTAACTCTTTCAATCAAGAAGTAACATCAGGAGCCAAAGCACTTCTTGGAGCATTGACTTTTAATGAGACTGCTACTAATAATGCTTTATTTAAGAACACCCCTGTACCGTTTGATTATCATCAATCAACAACCTTAACCCCTAAAAAAGTTGTTATTAACAACAAGGCAACGGTCAGATCAAACGGCGGTAGATGATGAGCCAGTTCTCTTCAAATTTAGACGGTGACATTGAACTAAATAATGTTATTGAAATTGACATTGCCGACATCGCTCAGGCTTTGGTAAATAATCCTGCTTTCATTGCTGCAATTTCCAAAGAGGTTCGCAACCAGATGACCAAAGACGTGCGCTGGATGGGCAACCTATTCGCTAAGTGGGCGCAGACTCAACCACCAGCCCCAACGACCAAGAATCGTGTTAACTAATGACACTTGCTTCGTTACCTACTCTGTCGGTTCAGATTGCCTTTAACCCGACCAACATTCAAAGCCTCACGCAAACTTGGACTGACGTTACGCCCTACGTTCGTGACTTCACTACCAAGTTAGGTCGTCAGCACTTTCTTGACCGTGTAGAAGCTGGAACGCTCAACATGACTGTCAACGAGCGCACAGGATTCTTTCTCAACGGATCAGTCAACGGTACTGGTTATGTGATTCAACCTCGCCTACCTATCAAGGTTACGGCAACGTGGAGTGGCACAACCTACCCAGTGTTCTACGGCCTTATTGACAGCATTGACGAAAAGATTACCGACCAGCTCAACGTAGACCTGACCATTAACGCTACCGACCTAGTTAAGTTCTTGTCACTTCGCTACATGGATTCGACTAATTTCTGGTCACAGTACGCCACAAGCGCAAGCGCAACCAACTGGTTTCGTTGCGACCTTACTGCTCAAGCTACCGTTACGTCTGCGGTAACCCCCTCTGTTACCTACGGTTCGGGATACACCGACTACACCTCGGTCAATAACTTTGTAGCAGGTCAATCTGTCTATGTAAATGGGTTAACAACCTACACTGGTTCAACTCAAAACTCATACTCAACCGCACCAGTTACATACTCAAATGGAGCTATGTTTACATTGCAGACAGCGAACTCTGCTGGTACGGCTGGCGGTCAAGGAACTGCAACTCAGACAAATACATCTGACCAAATTGCTTCTGGTGGTCAAGCTTATTATGTGAACGGCATTGGGTTTAATCCCAACGGCGCAATGGTCTATTCGTCTAACGGTTCTATTGACCTTGCTAACGGATCAAATGCTCCTGTTGGATTTATGCAAATTTCTGACGTGCCAACAGGTTTTGGTGTTTACAATGGTGCGCTAGATTTTTGGATACTAGGACAAGGTATTGCTGGTCAGTTGATTACCAATGTTCTTGGACACGGCTCAAGCGATTCTG